CTTATAATGCAGAAACTGGTGTAATCTGAAGCCTCCAGTAAAGTCGGGGGATAACCCTCGCAGAGCAAGTTTCTTGGCTCGCATGGGCAACATGGCTGGTGCAGAGTACAAGAATGGTGAACCAACAAGACTGCTTCTTTCGCTCAAGGCATGGGGTGCAACCTCAAAGGCTGACGCAAAGGCAAAAGCTAAAGCTATATCCGCAAGGAACAAAGCGAAGGCAAGCAGATGACCTATTTAGAACTGGTTAACGATGTATTAGTAAGGTTGCGTGAGACAGCAGTTTCTACTGTTTCCGAAACATCTTATTCTGCTTTAATTGGCAAGTTTGTAAATGATGCCAAGCGTCAAATTGAAGATGCTTATGCTTGGAATGTTCTAGGCACAACTATTACACTATCTACTACTGCTGGCACATATTCTTATGCTTTAACTGGTGCTGGACAGAAGTTTCAAGTCATTGATGTAATCAATGCCACAAGCAATATTGGTATGAAGAATATTGATTTTGCTTCAATGAATCGCAAGCAGAATTTCTCTACTCCAGTTAGCGGTATCCCATACGAATTTTGTTTTGATGGAGTAAATGCTAGTTACGACACTAAGGTAACTCTTTATCCTCGCCCTGATGGTGTTTATAGCATCCCATTTAGCCTAACAGTGCCACAAGCTACATTGTCTTCAGACTCGACTGTTGTTGCTGTTCCTGATGTTTTAGTTGTTCAGAATGCTTATGCTAGGGCATTGGTAGAGCGTGGTGAAGATGGTGGCTTGTCTTCTTCTGAGGCATACCAGTTGTATAAAGCTATGTTGTCTGATTACATTGCCTTGGAAGGCACTCGTTATCCTGAGAATCAGGAGTTTGTTGCAACATGAGTCAACAAATACAGACTTATAGCATTTCAGCGCCAGCACTTTATGGTCTGAATACGCAAGATTCACCTCTTGATCTTGCGGCTGGATTTGCTTTGGTTGCAACAAATTGCGTAATTGACCAGTATGGTCGTATGGGCTCACGCAAGGGTTGGTCAAGGGTTAATTCTTCTAGTGGTGATTTAGGCGCTAATGATGTAGCAGTGTTGCATGAGTTGGTTCAAGCTGATGGCACTTTGACTGTATTGTTTGCGGGAAACAACAAGATTTTCAAACTTGGTGCAAGCAATGTCGTTACTGAACTTACCTATGGGGGTGGTGGTACTGCTCCAACGATTACTGCAAGTAATTGGCAATGCGCTTCTTTGAATGGCATTACCTATTTCTTTCAGTCTGGTCATAACGCCCTTATTTATGACCCCGCTGTATCAACTACGACATATCGTAGAGTGTCTGAGAAGACAGGTTATGCCGCTACTGTTCCTGATGCAAATATTGTTATCTCAGCGTTTGGTAGATTGTGGGCGGCAAATACAACAACTAACAACTCTACTGTCTACTTCAGCGATTTGATTGCTGGTCATGTATGGTCTACAGGAACTGCTGGTAGCTTGAATGTAAACAATGTGTGGGTTAATGGTGCTGACCAGATTACTGGTTTAGCGGCTCACAATGGTTTCTTGTTTATCTTTGGTAAGCGTCAGATTCTTGTTTATTCAGGGGCTACTGCACCATCAACTATGACTTTGAGCGACACAGTTGAGGGTATTGGTTGCATTGCAAGGGATAGCATTCAGACCACTAGCACTGATGTTCTGTTCTTGTCTAACTCAGGTGTTCGCTCTTTGATGAGGACAATTCAAGAAAAGTCTGCTCCTGAGAGAGACTTGTCTAAGAACATTCGCAATGATTTAACATCTGTAATTGCTGGTGAAACATTGGCAAATATCAAGTCTGTTTATTCAGAGCGTGAAGCATTCTATTTGTTGACTACGCCATCTATCTCCGCTGTATATTGCTTTGATACAAAGGCTTATTTGCCTGATGGTTCGGCTAGAGTAACAACTTGGGATTCGATAACTCCTACATCATTCTTGGCTAGGCGTGATGGCACTTTGTACATTGGCAAGAATGGATATATTGGCTTGTATAGTGGCTATCAAGATTACCAATCTGCATATCGTATGTTGTATTACACAAACCATGCAGACCTTGGCAATCAGAATCAAATTTCTATTCTGAAGAAACTGTCTGCTGTTGTCATTGGTGGAACAAATCAAGATGTCACCTTTAAGTGGGGTTTTGACTTTAAGACAAATTATTTGTCTGCAAATACTTCCATTCCAACGCAAGGCGAGTCATATTATGGAATTGCGGAGTATGGTGCTAATGCAACTGTAATTGCACAATACTCTGATGGTATTGCATTGCAAACTTTAACTGCTTCAGCGACAGGAAGTGGAAAAGTTGTTCAAACGGGATATGAAACCAACATCAATGGCGCTGGATTGTCTATTCAGAAAATTGAGATTCAAGCTAAAAACGGAAAAGTAAGTTAAAGGAATAATATGAGCGATTACACCAAATCAACCAACTTTGCCACTAAGGATGCTTTATCTTCTGGCAATCCTTTGAAAATTGTCAAAGGCACTGAGATTGATACTGAGTTCAACAACATTCAGACTGCTATTGCCACAAAGCTAGATTCTAGTAGCGGGACAATTACAGGCGCAACAATTAACAACACAGTTATTGGCAATGTAACGCCCAATACTGGTGCGTTCACAACATTATCAGCCTCTGGTGCGACTACATTGAGTGGAACAACAGCAATTAGCAATGCTGTATTGCCTGTCATTGATAATATTAAGTTGGGTTATGAAACTACTGCGACTGCGGCTGGAACAACCACACTTACATCTACTAATAAGAATCAACAATACTTTACAGGTTCAACAACTCAAACTGTTGTTTTGCCTGTTACAAGCACTCTTGCATTGGGTTTAGGTTACTTGATTGTTAACAACTCAACAGGAGTTTTGACTGTTCAGTCAAGTGGCGCAAACATAATTACTCTTGTTCCTCCTCTTACAACAGCAAAATTCACTTGTGTATCAATTACAGGAACAACAGCGGCAAGTTGGTCTTATGTTTTTGAGGGATCTTCAACCCTACCTTATAAACAAATTCCAACAATAACGGCAAGTGTTGCAACAAATATCCTGACATTTGGACTGAATCCTTGTTCGTTAGATTTCAGATCATCTACTGCATCTTCAGGAGCAACAACAACAAGAGTAGTTACTGCCGCTATTTCAATGACTGTTTCCAATGGCTCTACTCTTGGTACAACAAGTGGGGCGCAATCTAAATTGGCTATCTTGGCTATAGACAATGCAGGAACAGTTGAGTTGGCTGTTGTCAATGAAGATATTTATGGTTTTTTAGATGAGCGTAGTTTGATTAGTACAACTGCTGAAGGTGGAACTGGCACAGCAGACAGTGGATCTGTAATTTACTCAACAACTGCTAGAACTTCTGTGCCATTTAGAATTGTTGGATATATTCAATCAACACAAGCAACTGCTGGAGCATGGGCAACATCACCATCTAATGTTGCAGGAATGGGTGGGGCAATTGTTCCACAACAATTTCCAATAATAACCTCTGGCACTGCTGTTACTTGCGCTGGTCAAACATCAATTGATTTCACGGGAATACCTAGTTGGGTTAAGAAGATTACTGTGATGATGGATGGTGTAAGTACAAGTGGAACTTCATCAATTCTTGTGCAACTTGGTGATTCTGGTGGTATTGAAAATACTGGATACACTGGCGTTGCAGTGAGGTCTGGTTCTTCAACCAATCCCTACGAATTATCAACCGCAGGGTTTCCATTAAATGAGACAAATACTGCCTCACAAACTTATCAGTCTTTGGTAACTTTGGCTCTCCTTGACGCTTCTACAAATACTTGGGTTATTTTTGGAACAAGTAGCGCATATGCATCTAACTTTTTATCTTCAGTTTCTGGCGGTAAATCACTTTCTGCAACATTAGATCGTGTTCGCATAACCACAGTCAACGGCACAGACACCTTTGATACAACTCCTTCTGCTGGCAAAATTAACATTCTTTACGAGTAAAAAATGATGATGCAAGACCCTGAATTCCGCATTACTCATCATTTCAGTGATGGGTTGTATGCCAAGGAGTCATTCTTTACAGCAGGAATGGCAATCATGAAGCATACGCATAACTTCAGTCATTTGTCTATTTTGGCTCATGGCAAGGTTGCTGTATTGCGTGGTACTGAGATTGATATTGTTTCTGCTCCTGCTTGCATAGAGATTGAGGCTGGTGTTACGCATGGCGTAAAAGCCATTACTGATTGTGTTTGGTTTTGTATTCATGCCACAGACGAGAAAGACCCGTCTAAAGTGGATGAAATTTTGATTAAAGGGGATTGATATGCCAGTTAGTGCGGTATTAGGATACTTGGGGGCGCAAGAACAAGCTGGCGCTATGCAGAATGCGGCAAATATATCTGCGGAGGCTCAACTTAGAGCGGCAAAATTAGCGGCTGAAGCGCAGAAGTTTCGCCCTGTAGGTATCACTTCTCGATATGGAACATCAAACTTTAAATTCGATAAAAAAGGCTACTTAACTGGCGCTGGCTATAACGTCAGTCCTGAACTAAGAGCCTATCAAGATCGTTTGATGGGTCTTACTGGCGGGGCTTTAGGTCAAGCTGAAATGGCTCAACAACAGTATCAGCCTTTGTCTCAGGCGGCTACAGGTTTGTTTGGTTTGGGTCAGCAGTATCTTGCACAAAGCCCTGAAGATGTTGCGGCTCAATACATGAGTAGACAGCAGGATTTACTTGCTCCTAGCCGTGAGCGTCAGATGGCTCAGTTGCAAAACCAATTGTTCCAACAAGGTCGTAGTGGGTTGTCTGTAGGTGCTACAGGTATGCGACCAAGTGGTGCGGCTGGTTTGGGTGCGACTACACCTGAGTTAGAAGCGTACTACAACGCAATGGCTCAGCAAGATGCTCAGTTGGCGGCACAGGCACAGCAAGCTGGTCAACAGAATGTTGCGTTTGGTGCTGGCTTGTTTGGAACTGGCGCTAATATGTTGGGTCAGTATCAAGCGGGTCAGGTAGGCGCATTAAGCCCATTCACAGCCTATTTGGGCGCTGGTTCAACTATTGAGTCTCTTGGACAACAACCATTGGATATTGGCGCACAGTTGGGTGGTAGAGCCGCTACTGCTGGTGCTAATGTTGGTCAGTCATTGTTAACTGGTGGATTAGCGGCGGCTAGAACTCAACAAGCTGGTGCAGGATTTAGCCCTGAAGCTGGTTTGTTATATGGACTTGCTAGCAGTCCAAGACTGCAAACTGGATTTGAGAATTTATACAACAATTACACAATGAATAGAAATATTGAGGGCGCACTTCCACAATCTGCAAATCCATATTATAGCGGGGCAAGTCGATCAGAAATGCAACGCATCATGGGCGAATTCTACTAAGGAATAATCATGGCATCAGAAATTCTCGGTTTGTTTACTACTCCAGAGCAGTACCAACAGGCTCAACAGGAAGCACAACAGGCTCAAGCCGCTAGATATGCACAACTTGACCCAATGGCTCGTGCTAACTATGGGGTTTATCGTGCTGGTCAACAGTTAGCCAATACTATTGGCGGTGCTTTGGGTGGTGAAGACCCACAGTTAAAGCTGATTTCACAGCGTCAACAAATCCTTGGGATGATTGACCCAACGAATCCTGATTCCTATGCTCAAGGTATTCAGATGGCGTTGCAAACTGGAGATACCCAAACTGCTTACTTGTTGCGTAATGAGATGATGAGGGCAAAGGAACAGGCTCAACAACAAGAGATTCGTGGCTTTGAGCGTGAGAAGTTTTTGCTTGATCGTGGTCTGAATATAAAACAACGTGGCATGGAAGCGGCAGCATTAAGTGTAGCTAATGGCATTGACCCTGAAACTGGCTTGAGAGGTAAGTCAATATTGAATGAGCAAGGTGAGGTTATTGATACCCAAGCACTAAAGCCATTGATTGACCCAACAACCAACAAATTTAATCAGGATGTTGCGAACACACTAATTTCTCAGTTTGGGCAAGTTGGGGTTAATATTGTCAAGCAAAGACTTGAAGGTGTGCAAGGTGTTGAGTCTTTACAAGAAAAACAGCTTGTAAAAGATCGTGTGGTCAAAGCTAATGAATTGTTTCGCAATCTTAAAAAGTCTGATGGAACTATTGATGAAACTGTTAAAGCAGAATTACTTTCATCCCCTGAAGGTCGTGCTTTAATTACTCAACAAGCTGAAGTTCTTAAACCTTTGCGTCAATTAAGTGCGGGTGGTCTTAAAGAAGTTAATCCATTTGATGTTTTTGTCAACGACCCTAAGTTACCAGCAAATCTTAAAAGGGCGGCAACGCAGTATCAAACAGCATTTAACGAGGGAACTTATAGCCCTGAAGATGTTGATAAATTTGTTGAAAGACTTGCAAGTAAAGCAGAAAGCAGTGCTCAATTCGCACAAACAAATGCTCGTTTAGAGCAATCCAACAATGCAATGCAAGGTATTGCACAGGAATCTCTTAATTTAAGGAAACAATTAGCGGCACAAGCCAAGGCTGATGCTGGAGGCTCAGAAATGGTTCAATCTAGCAAAGTTACGCCAGATGGAACAGTTATCTTGGTTTTTAAGAATGGAAAAACTAGCGTTACTAGTCCTCAAGGCGAGGAGCTTAAAGGTCAAGCTAGAGCAGATGCAATTAAGGCATCAGAAGAATTTGGCGCAACTGTTCAACAAGACAGAGCGCAGGGAAGAGGTCTTGGTGATTTGAGTGCTAAACAAGTTGGGCAAGCCTTTGCAGAAGTTGGAAAAATCAAGAAGAATATTGGCAACATTGATGATGCTATTAAAGCAATTGATGCTGGTGCAAATACGGGTGTAATTGCAAGCAAGTTGCCAAATATAAGTGCTGCATCAGTACAACTTGCAAATATAAGGAATACATTAGGTCTTGATGTTATTGGCTCTGTTACGTTTGGTGCTTTGTCAGAAGGTGAATTGAATCTTGCCTTGGATACAGCGTTGCCAACCAATTTAGCACCTAAAGACCTTAGAAAATATTTGGTAGACAAGAAAACTGCACAAACAAAACTTGCTGGTTATCTGAGTGAACAAGCAACTTACCTGTCAAAGAAAGGTAATAGTTTGGCTGGTTGGTTGGAAAAGGTTGAAAACAGTGGAGCACTTCCTGTTGGTGTAACTGTTCGTAAAAAATAAAACTGACAAAGGCAAAGACAATGGCTGCTAAATTCACTTATGAGATAAATATTCCTAATCGTGGAACTTATGAAGTTGATTCAGAGACTGAGTTGACAGAAGCACAAGCATATAAATATGCCTTACAACAGGCAGGAGAAACAACCACTACACCTCCTGTCACACAAGAAGACTCATCTCCTATGTTGAGTGCATTTAAACGAGGAACTGACATTGCCTTAAGAGCCGTTGCTCCTACAGCAATTGGTGCTAGTGCTGGTGGTTATTTTGGTGGTGCGCCAGCGGCTATAGCGGGTGGTTTATTAGTTCCAGCGGCTGATGTAGTTGGAAGTGTTGCTAACCTTGCAATGTCTCCATTTACGGATTACAGGTTAATGCCAACTTCCCAAGCTCTTCAGAACTTAATGACAAAGGCAGGGCTTACTGCTCCTCCAGAAGAACAAACACCAACTGAAAGAGTTGCTAGTGCTGGACTAGAAACATTAACAGGAGTTGGGACACAACTTCCAGCATTAACTAATTTAGCGACTACAGCGGGAACACAAGTCGGTAGAGAGTTAGCCGCAAAAATGGCTGTAGAGCCAGCAACTCAAGCTGCTGTAGGTTCAACAGCATCAATGGCTGGTCAAGGTGTTTATGAACTTACAAACAATCCGATTGCGTCTTTTTTAACGACACTTGGGACTTCACTTCTAGGTATAAAGAAACCTCAAACACAACAAGCTGTATCAGAAGAAGCAATGGGAAAGATTGCTCAACAAAGATATGACGCTTTAGATCAGATGGGTTTTAAATTTAAAAATTATGAATTTGTTCAAGACATGAACGATGTCGCAAAAAATTTAAGGGCTGAAGGATACACACCAAAAGCATATCCAAAAATTGCTGGAGCAATAGAAGAATTAACAAGTTCAACTCAACCAAAAGATTGGACTGAGTTACAAGCATTAAGGAAAATCATTCGTGGCGCTCAAAAAAGTACAGACCCTGATGAAAAGCGTTTAGGTTCTATTCTGTTGGATAGGTTTGATAACTACTTAATGAATGTAGATCAAACAAAAGTTGAGACGGGTGATACAAAGGTTATAAGTAAGACTTGGGGTGAAGCAAGAGATGCTTATTCCAAGATGAAGAAGTCTGAAATCTTCACAGATATGCTTGAAGAAGCACAACTGGATAAGAGTAAGTTTACTCAATCTGGTGCTGAGAATTCAATGGCAACTCAATTAAGACAACTTGCCAAGAATGAGAAAAGAATGGCAATGTTTACGTCAGATGAAAGAGCTGCAATTAGAAAAGCGGCTCAAGGAGATAATGCCCAATATCTCTTAAAGTTCTTTGGTAAATTTGCACCTACTGGTGTCATCACTGGCGGTACTGTTGGTGGAATAACTTACCATGACCCGTTTACAGGTGCTGTTATAGCCGCATCAACATTACTATCAAAGGCTGGCGCTACCAAATACCGAATGAATACTATTGAGGAGTTGGCAAATCAAATGCGAACTGGTAGTAAGCCTGTGGTTACTGGTACTGCAACAAGAGTTTTGCCAGCATTAGGAACTCAAGCTGTTATTCAATCTCCATCGCTCTTTAACCAAAATCCAGCTATTGACATTTTGCGTGAGCGTAGGATACGAGAGATGCAGCAAAGTCCTACGGCTAGAGGCTTATTTACCCAATAGGAGTACGAAATTGACCCAATCTCTATTTGTCTTCTTGCGGCTGGCTTGGTCAAAAACATCCAAGCTGGCTGTGACCTCTATAAGCAAGCTAAAGAGTCTTTTGTTGAAATCAGGAACACTGCTAATGAAGTTGTTGCTATTGGCAAAGAAGTTAAAGGAATCTGGGAAACACTTCTTGGATTCTTTGGCAATAAACCTAAACCTCAAGTTGCAAAGCCTGTTGGAAAGTCTAAAAAATCGGATTTTGTCCCTGTTGATGAAACTCAAGTTAAAGCTGAAATAGTTAAGAACCTGAGTGAGTTTTTTAAGCTACAAGAGAAGTTAGAAGAACACATTAGGGAGTCAGAGGAGAAGGCTAGGACTGTAGTTTTTGCTGATGATGTTAACTTGATGGAAGAAGCCCTAAATAGGGTTTTGGCACAGCAGGAAATGGAGAGGTTGGTAGTTCAGATCAGGGAGTGCATGGTCTATCAGTCCCCTCCTGAGATGGGTGCTTTGTATTCAGAAGTGTTCAGCATGAGAGACATTATTGCGGCAGAGCAAGAAAAGGCAAGGAAAAAGCGAGATGCAGAATCATGGCTACGAAAGGAAAGGGAGCGACTCCTAGCAGAAAAACAAGCATACCTGTTGGTAGCTTTCCTGTTCCTCCTGTACCTATGGATGGTAATAGGTCTGGTAAGCAAGATTGGGAGAACGTAATGGGTTGGATTGCCGCTTGTGTGCTTTTGGTTATGCTCCTACCTTTATTGGGTATGTTATACGTAGACGTATTACAGACAAAGCATGAAGCTAAACAACAGCAGGAAAAAGTGCAAAAGCTGATTAAACAAGTTGAAAGGGAGAAGCAGGAATGAACATTTACTGTATTTGGGGCTTATCTATCCTATTGGTACTGCTGATGGGTTGTGATGACCGCTACCGCTATCCTTGCCAAGACCCATTAAATTGGCAAAATGCTGAATGCAAACCCCCTATCTGTACCGCTTCTGGTACTTGTCCCGAAATGCTAGTTAAAACCGAACAGGAGAAGAAATGATGGCAACCATTGGATATAAACCTAACAGCCGCCTAACTGCTGACGAGATTGAAGTCAGAGTATGGGCATTTGTTATCGTGGTCTTGGTGACCATTCTGCTGGCTTCTATGGGTATGTTTCTCTATTCAGTTTCATTCGTTATGCAGCCAATGAACGGCAGTATGGCGGCAATTGATAAGGTATACACACAGCAGATCTCGACCATAATGGTCTTCATCACTGGTGTACTTGGTGGTGTAGCTGGTAGGTCTGGAGTCAAGGCAATAGCCAATGCAAGTGCCAAGGCTGAAGCCATTGACAATGATGAGCCGCCCAAGCCATGAGCCTATTTAATCCTTGGGTACTGTTGGGTATCTTGATGGCGGTATTGTCTGCTGCTGGCGGTGGGTACTTCAAAGGTCAGCATGACGAGAATACCCGCCAGCAAGTAGAAATAGCCGCCTTGAATGCCAAGGCTAGGGACACTGAGCAAGCAATGGCTAAAGTGGCTAATACGTATGGACAAACACTAAGAAAGGCAAATGATGTTGCAAAGGTTAAAGAAGCTAAGTTACGCAATGATGTTGTGTCTGGCAAGCTACGGCTGTTCATTCCTGTCAAAGCCCCCGACTGCCCCGTACAAGCCGCCTCAGATGCCGCCCCTGCCGCTGGAGATAACAGCGGAGAAGCATCAGCCGAACTTAGTGGACAAGTTAGTGAATCTCTTATCGCCATCGCCAGTGAAGGAGACACCGCCATCAGAAAACTCAACTCCTGCATCGAATCCTACGAAACCTTAAGGAACATGAAATGACTATATACATTCCATTGCTTTACATTTGCATAGCATTGGAATGTAAGTTTTTTCAGTCAGAGATTTACACCTTAGATAAGCAGAAATGTGAGCAAGAAATTGCTCAACAGAAAATTGAAATTACCAAGCAGGGCAATACAGTTGAGGTGATTTGTGTAGATGTAGACATTAAACTTGAAAGGCAAATAAATGAATTTGAGCGCAAACTTTACCCTGAAGGAACTAACCAAGTCTGATACAGCCACTAGGTTAGACATTGACAATACACCCAATGCAGAACAAATAGAGTCATTGCGTTTGTTGTGCGAGAACATCCTACAACCAGTGCGTGACCACTTTGGTAAGCCTGTCAAGATTTCATCTGGATTCAGAGCGCCAGCCGTAAACCAAGCTACTGGTGGTTCTGCAACCTCAGACCATTGTAAGGGTCAAGCCTGTGACTTTGAGATTGATGGTGTTCCTAATCCTGAACTGGCAGCTTGGATAGAAAGTAATCTGAAGTACACGCAACTTATCTTAGAGTTCTATACCCAAGGTCAGCCAAATTCGGGGTGGGTTCACTGCTCGTTTTCCCCATCAAATCTTAAATGTCAGTCCCTCACTGCCGTTAAGGTTGCGGGGAAGACTCAGTATCTCCAAGGATTACAGGCTTAATTAGCCGCCTACAGAAGTGTTTAGGGGTGAGGTGTTCATATAAGATCACCTCACCACACTTCTCACATAACCATGCTACGCCATGATCTACAGTGGTTACCTTGCTCCCATGTTGACCATTTCTTTTGCCGTAGAAGGTTCTGATCTTACGAATCATTTACTCGGTTTAGCCCTTGAATAGATGGTAATTTGCTGCTTGGATTCAAGTCCAATTTTAGCTTGTGCAGCCTGACCCCATGCTTTGCCTTGGGCGTGTAAGCGCAGTTCCTTGTCTCTTGTCCAGATTGAGGGAGTGCCATCTTTCCAATCAAAAACAGTCTTAGGTTTATTCATGTATCAATCCTGTGGTGGTGTGCAAGTGTGAATCGTGGTCAAGTCTGCTGTGCGTTTGCCGCATCTTGAACAGAAGTTGCGTTCTTGTTCTGACAAGGCTTTGGCGGCTACCAGCTTGGCAAACATCTGCAAAGGTTCGCCAACGCCAGCCCAACACCATTCGGTGTCATTACATAATTCTTTTGAGACTTGCAAATACATCTCAATGATTTCATCTTGTGTCATTTCTTCATCTCCTTAATCTCCTTTTGAATGCCTGAACTCAACCTCAGAAGCATCCGCATCCACTTCACACCGCCCAAACGAACATATTCTGCATACTCTGATTGGGTGAGGCGCAGATTGACTGCTCTACCCTGCTCTGTCTTCTCTTTCATGTCTTCATGTTCCTGATATAAATAGTCAAGCCATCAATCGTGTCTTTCCCAAAGCCAGTTAGCTTCTCAACCTCTAAAGCTACTTCTTCAATGACTTGATTGCGGTATGAATTTTTGGATATAGCAGCTTGTACGGCACGTTTACGCCACAGACTCTGCTTCTCAATCTCGTTGAATGCTTCATCCTCATCTGTCATAGTATTCGCCTTTCAACTCAGCAATCAGGTTATTCAACCTGAAGATTCGTTTCTCGTTGTACCCAACAATTGATTGAGCATATTCAACAGCACTCTCACCCTGCATCTTTGCGTGTTGTGCCTCGACAAGTTCCTTTTCAGCTACTTCCAAAGGGGTCTTGGCTCTAAGCAAATCCTTAACGTACTTGGTTGTCAATTCTCTCCATCCCATGCTTTTTCCTTTTCTTGATTTGAGTCGCAAGAATGATTCTTTCAATCTTCTTGCACATATAGCGGTTGTCAGGTGTTCTCACCCAATTGCAAGTTGGACACTTCACTACTCGTCTTGTTCCTTGCTTAGTAGGTGCAACACAAACCCGATGCAGACGCAAATTCCCAATGCGAACCCTGTAAGCCCCATTACGGCTACCCAAATGGCTGTTTCCCACATTTGTTTTCTCCTTTGGTTTGTTGTCTAGAGAATCAAAGTACATCAGAGCCACAGCACAAGCAGCGGCAATGACAAACTTGATGAGCGTATTCATTTACTTGCTGCCACTAACAGATCAAGTTCAAGGGACTTCATCTGCTCCTTGATGATGGTCATTTCCTGCTCCATCAATTCAAGTTTCTTCTCCATACGCTTTCTGGTCATGACCTCGCCATGAATCCAGCCGATAGCAACGGCATCATTGGCAACCTTGTCAATGAGTTGAATGATCTCGTCACGGCTCATAAAGCCGCCAGCAATGCCTTTAGCTGGCGCTATGCGGTTTATCAGTTCGGTGATTTCTGATGCGATGCTCATGTTGTTTCTCCTTGTGGTTGTGGGCTATACCATGCCGATTTCAAGGCGGCAAAACTGATTGGCTCAACTGTGACTGTAGACAGGAACAGACCCTTGCCATGCAGCTTGCGCCCCCAATCGTCAGTTGCCTTGGTATTGGTTAACTCCTTGCGTTTAACGGCGCTATAGACGCTATTAGGCTTGTAGCCAGCCTCTACAAGGTCTTCCATTGACCGATGCTCTTGGCAGAAGTTTTGAAGGTCGGTCATTGCTCCCTCACTCTCAGCATATGGTCTGCTACTTTGTAAGCGCTTTCCGCAACATCATCAAAGAAAGCCTCTTTGTCGATTAATGCTTGCATCGCCTTTGCCGCAAAGTAGTCACGCAAGGTCATGCCGTCTTGGTTAAGTATTCCGTCAGGAAAGGCTTGTTGTTCTTCATCAGTCATGTTGACCACCAAGCTGCTAAGAGTACGGCTAGACCGATGCCGATAGCAACGGCGGCGAGAATGTCGGGGATTGTTTCTTTCATGTTGTTGCTCCTTTAATAGTCTTGACCAGCACGGGCGGGTTGTGCGCCTAAAAACTCAGCGTTGTAGGGTGCGTTGTGGTTGAATGAAAGTGTTTGAGTTAAGTTTTGTAATGGGATAATTTCAATCAAAGTATCATCAGACAAGTAGCGTCTTGATCGTTCTTCATTGTCTACAAACCAATCGTGTTTATTTAGATAAATCTGTTTATCAGATTGTCTCCACATCCATCCAATGTATTTGTAAATAGTACGCCCACCAACAATTTTGAATCCAACATTATTTGGTAATTCATCATTTTCAGACATGATATGCAAATCAATTAATGGCATTTGAGTCAACATCTTCAATTCTCCTTTAAGGCTGAAAGATGGGGCTTGCGCCCCGTTGGGTTTAGATAGAGCGAACTTTGTTAATGCGATCTTTAGCAGTGGCATAAGCCCATGCGGTTGCAACTGCCTGAGATGGGAAAGACTTACTGCGTTGTTGCACTCCAAACTCTTTCCACTCACCATTAATCAATCGTGTGTTTTGAACATATGCACGAAAGTCTGTGCCATTGTCACGAAACGATACAACATATCCAATCTCACGACTTTTGGAATCAAGTACACCAGTGCCAAGAAAGTTCATAAAAATTTCGCCATATTCGTTTGTCATTTCAATTCTCCTGTTTGGGTTGCTGACAGTTGCCAATCATACGCTCGTTGACTAAGTAATCAACCCCCCTATATTTAATCCCACACATTTCAGTAGGGTATTTAATCAGATAGCACTTGACTTATTAATCCAATGTTCCCTAGAATCCTTGGCTATGAACACTCCAACCATGCAAACCATTGAAAACATTAGGGAAAAGGCTGAAAAGGCTGGCTACACCATCACCGATGTTGCCCGTCATGCTGGCTTTGACCCATCACAAGTTAGTCGCTATGCAACTGGTAGAACCATACCACTCGTGACTTCAATACAACGGCTAGAGGAATCGGTAGATTCCCTAATTCAGCAGCGTCTGATGGCTTTAAATGGGGGTGCAGAATGACCACTACAGTCTTTACACCACGCCGAATCATTGGCATTGACGTTGGCTTGAATGGGGCTATTGCGATGATGCAAGGCGAGACTCTCACAGGTGTAGTCGATATGCCAACAGTCACCTTAGATCGCAATGGCAAAGCCAAGAGGCAGATCAGCATCCCTGAACTGATTGAAATACTTGATCTGTTTAAGCCTACAGAAGCGTACATCGAGAAGGTGTTTGCAATGAGTGGGCAGGGGGTAACAAGCGTGTTCTCATTTGGGCGCTCTCTAGGGGCTATAGAAGGCGTTATAGCGGCTAGATCAATCAAGTCCACTCTCGTTACTCCACAAGTTTGGCAGAAAGCTATGGGAGTCTCAGGGGGCAAGGATGGCGCTAGGGCTAGAGCAATGGAAGTCTTCCCTTGGAATGTTGACCTGTTCAAACGAGTCAAAGACGATGGCAGGGCTGATGCGGCATTGATAGCAGCTTGGGGGTTGAGGCATGGATGACAAAGAACGGCAAACCTTGCGTGAGCATATCGTTTGGCTAGGCTCACAGCTAGATCAAGAGCGTAGGCAGAACCAGCAGACTGTAGTCTTCATTAAGCGTCTGCTAGACCCCGATGACTTGGGTCATGCAGTCTCAAATGAGATACGCAAATTAGCCTATCAGTTACTCATTGAAAACCATCACATTGAAAGAGCATCATGGCAATCAAACAATTAAACCTTAGAGCATCAGCGGCATCCCGATGGATTGCCTGTCCCGCCTCTGCCAGACTCTCAGCACTCATGCCATACGTGGAAGGCGGCGAGGCGGCAAAGATCGGGACTGCCATTCATGCCTTGGCAGAGACTTGCTTTCAGTTGGATTCTGACCCCATGAAGTCAATCGGTGCAGTCGTGGAAGGTATCACCATGACTGAGGAAAACTGTGAAATGGCGCTTGAGCATCTGAAAGCTATTTGGGCTATGGAAGATGAACTGGGTAAGGGTAGCGTGATAGTCGAGAAGTTCCTGCCTTACCAAGACACAAACAAGGTCAAGGTAGGCGGTACTACAGACGTAATCGGCATCAGTAAGAAGAAGCGCAAGCTAATCATTGCAGACCTGAAAACTGGTAGAGGCTACGTCAGTGAAGACAATGACCAGCTACGTCTTTACGCATTGGCTGCACTGGAAGGTGAGCAACTCTACAAAGACATTGATACTGTCGAGTTATGGATTATTCAACCCCATCATGGTGAGACTCGCAAGCACTCAATGACAACGCAAGAACTAGTTGATTGGGAACACTACGTTCTTGTCCCTGCCATTGACAATGCAACCAACCCACTGTTCCAACCCGTACCCTCGGACTCTGCTTGCCAATACTGCAACGCTAGAACTATCTGCCCTGCACAAGCAAACATTGCTGAAGTAGTTGCCACTGCACCGCCTGTAGAGATGCTCACAGAGGGTCAAATCAGCGTCTTGCTGACTAAGTTTGACATGGTTGAGGGCTACATCAAGGCGGTACGAGATCACGCCTTAAAACGCATGGAATCAGGCTCTGTCATTGATGGTTGGCAACTGCAACCTAAACGAGCGTTGAGGTCGTGGACTGATGAGAAAGAGGCTTATGCTGGACTCCTAGCCTTGGGGCTTGACGCTCGCCAAGTAACAAAGACCGAAATCATCACCCCTGCACAAGCTGAGAAACTGCTAACAAAAGACCAAAAGCCGAACCTTGAAGCGTTAACTTCCCGCATATCTAGCGGATTAACGCTTGCACGTGACAAAGGTTTGACTCAATAATCACTACCCCGAATCCCCCAACCCTGTGGCATAAGCCACTTTTCATTAAACTTTAAACAGGAAACTTCAAATGAATTTAAACCTCTCAAACTCTGGCGGCTCTGGAAACTACATCCGCTTCTCTCCCCAAGCAAACGCTTGGACAAACCAAGATGGTGAATTTGTCTTAGAGAAATTCGTCTTTGACTACGAGAGCTTGCAAACTGGATGGATGCTTATTGCAACTGGCATCTTTGAATTCCAACCTGATGAGTCTCTTGGTCGTAAAGGCGCACAACCTACACCCGAATTCAAGCGTGGCTTCAAGGCTACGTTTTACAACAAGACTATGGGAGTCGCAGAATTTAGTGCTAACGGTGCAGGGGCTAACATGGGCTTGGAATTCCTGTACAAGCAAGTGCAAGCGCAAGCTGGCGCTAATGCTGGTAAGTTACCCGTGGTTGAATATACAGGCTCACGCCCCGAAAAGGTTGGTAAGGGCAGCACTCGTGTACCTGAGTTCACTGTCACAGGTTGGGTAGCTAGACCAGCGGCATTACAAGAAGGTGCATCGCAAGCAGAACCTGAGTTCTCTGCGCCAGCACCATCTAAACCCGCACCTAGCAAACCAGCACCATCAAAGCCAGCACCATCACTTGATGACGATGAGATGTTTAGCTAACCCCTAGCACTCCACAGCACCAGAGTTTCGGGGGAGACTCTGGTTTTTTTGTCCCTTGAATAAAGATACCTAATGTCAGCACAAGAAATAGCGTCCATACTGGGTAACGCAAAGAAAGTAGGCGGTGGTTACCTTGCTAGTTGCCCCGTACCTAGTCATGGTCAAGGTAACGGAGACAAGCACCCAAGCCTGTCCATAACTATGTCAGATGATGGCAACCCCCTGTTCAAGTGTCATGGCGGCTGTGACCAGCATACAGTTTTCTCTACCATCAAAGAGATGGGACTTCTGCCAGCATTACCTGATAGACCAGACTACCTCGACAGTATCAAACCCATGAAACCAATCCCACTCATCTCTACGCCAGTGCTAGAGCATGAATGGCACTACACCGATGAAGATGGCATCAGCCTATTCATCAAGCAAAGATTCAAGACCTTTGACTCTAAAGGCAAGACATATAAGACCTTGAGGGTCATGCCCGATGGCACAAGAGTAGGTAAGTTGGGAGATTGCAGAATAGTCCCCTACAAACTGCCCGATCTGCAACAGGCAACAGCCGCTGGTAGGGTTGTCTATATAACTGAAGGTGAAAAGGCGGCAGATGCCCTTGGCAGCTTGGGCGTGGTAGTTACCACTTCCCACGCTGGCGCTGGTGGTTGGAACGATGAGTTAAACCAATACTTTAAAGATGCCAACGTGGTAATCGTGCCTGACAATGACCTAGTAGGTTGGCATTACGCTCAGAAGGTTACAGAGGCACTCATACCATTTGCAAAGAGCGTCAGGGTCTTGGACTTGAACCTAAGTAACCCCAAAGAGGATGCTTACGAGTGGGTCAATAGATACGATGGCAGCAGAACCTTGCTGGCGCAAATAGCCAAAGCCTGTCCCGTTGTGGAGTCAATAGCCGAGGTTCACACTCCGCAAAGATTGTTGGAGAGTCCTGAGACTTCACAAGAAGAAGCCGCAAAGTCTAAGTTCCTTGTCGAGTCTTGGGACTCAATCAAGGATGAACCAGTTGAGTGGTTGGTGGAGTCCATCATCCCCAAACGAGCATTTGTTGCCCTCTTTGCCCCCCCTGCCAGTTGGAAGTCATTCATAGCCTTGGACTTGGCAGAGGCAATAGCTACTGGTCGTGAATGGATGGGCTACAAAATACCCAAGAAAGGGGCTGTATTGTTCATATCAGGTGAAGGGCATGGCGGTATGGGCGCAAGGGTCAAGGCTTGCAAAATACAGAATAACTCACCAGATGGCGCAAACCTGTACGTCATCAGAGCGCAAATCAACATCAGATCAAGCCAAGAAGACTTTGATGCCTTAACCAGCGCAATCAACGAGTTAGTGGCGCAAATTGATGAACCACTTGAAATCATCATCTTAGATACCTTGATGCGTATGAGTGGCGGCAACTTCAACGAGAATTCCTCAGAAGATATGGGCGGCTTTATCTCCCAAACAGGAAAGCTGCAGCAACTCTACAACTGTGCCTTGATGGTCATTCACCACTCAGGCAAACACATAAAGGGACTCAGAGGTCACAGTTCCCTGCTTGGTGCTGTAGATACTGAACTTGAGATACAGCGTCAGGATTCAGTCATCAACTCGGCAGATACGTCAGTTATTGGCAATGCAATCCTGACTGTATCTAAGCAAAAGGATGGTGCTGACTCCATAGTCGTAGGCATTGAGGTCGTACTGGTTGAGATTGGGACTTCATCTCTTGGCTTTGAAATTACCACTTCACTAGCCATTAGGCATAACCAAGACATAGCGGGTAGCAACTCACAAGGCAACAAAAACAACGCTGGTAGCGGTGGAAATCAGAAGATTGAGATGGATTCGCTAATGAAAGTAATTAAAGCTAAAGGCTCATATCGTGAAGTAGATGGTACTAGTAGGTATGGAGTGGCTTTAGACGATTGGAGAGCAGAGTTTTGGGGCATGAAAGGCTGTACAGAGGATGATAAAGCAGCCTTTAAGAAAGCATGGCTACGAGCAAGGGAGAGACTTGTAGCCGTGAATAAGATTGTCATAGGCTCTGGTTGGGTGTGGTTGAAGTCCAGTTCAGAGGCTTTCTGATATGTATGGATATACAGTGACAAAGGGGACAAACGGGGACAAATGTCCCAAATGTCCCCCCGAGGAGATGGGGACAAACCACCCCTTGTCTATAAACAAGGGGTTTGTCTCCTGTCCCTTTGTCTCTTTGTCTTTTATTTAAGGAGTTATTAAAATGGTTAGATCAAGGTCGAGAAAAGATGTTCCAGATGTTCAAGTACCAAAGCGTCAGGCTACTCAGTGGGAGATTCAGTCTAATGCTGTGCTGGTCGAACTGGAGAGGAAAAAGAGTCAGCACTACGAGAAATGGGGAGTTGACCGATTGATTACTTTAGTTGACATTGGGTTTAGGGCTAAGTTTTGGGTGCAGATGGGTAGAGTTTGGGATGCCGTGGATATGGGTGACATTGATAGGCTGCATAAAGCAGTTAATGGAATGTGTAAAGGTTTCGATGCGTTGGAGACTTGGGCTGAAGAAAATGAGATTGAACCCAACCCTCCCATCCAGTTCCTTGAGTGGAAGTCAGTCCGAGGTGTACCGATGGTAGTGGTCAGGACTGAGAACGATGCGGTTGAACTCCAGACCCATCGCAAAGACATAAACAATGGGAACATCTGGACTTTGGAAGAACTTGAGGTATTCCTGCAAGAGCCACAGGTTCAGACCATCATCAAGGCTAAAGCACTGTCGCCAACTGCTAGAGTTACCAAGTTCACGCCCAAAGAAGGGTTTGGTCAAGGTTCAGGGTTTGATGACATGGAAGAAGACCTAGATGCGATCTTCTCTGGTGAGCCTTATGAGGCTAAGTACAAGCCGATTGGTCATGGCTAGACCCCCGACTACAACCACAGTCCAGTTCAGGCGCAAGCTGACTGATGCCGATAGGACAATTTTGCTTTGTGCTGGCAAGGGAAACATCAGCAATGGGTTTAAGAATGTCTTGGATTGCTACGCAATCTTGTGGGAACTAGGATACCGCCCTAAAGCCGATCTTAGGGATTTCTTAGGGGTAGACAAGGATAACCAATAAAACGGCTTTAAGCCTTGTTTTAAGGCTTCCTAGTGGCATTGTTATGACGATCTTTAGCGTGGCTTTGGTAACTAATTTGATAATGCAAAATCGTTATCATGTACCCCAATAAAGCACCACCCGCCTCTCTCCCTCTCCAGCAGCCGCCCAGAAAATCCTTTTCAGAATGCGAAATATAAAAGTTATCCACAGGTTATCCACAGATCGGACAGGAAGTTATCCACAATTTGCCCATCTGGTTTCATTTCCTGTCTCAGTTTGCATATGCGTGTAACACTTTCAGATATTTAAAGTTAACATAATGGATGTTGTATAAAACCGATTTTGTAAGCGATCTGTAAGCATAGAAAAAATGTCTAGCAAAATCAATGACTTACAGAAGTTATCCACAGTATCCACAGTTGCCTGTGGATAACTCGGCGATTTTTTGATGGGGGGGAGGGGGGTCGGTCGGTCGGTCAAAGTTGTGGGAGCATCCGACCCCCTGAAAAAGTGAAAATAGAAAAAAAGCCAACCCCCCACTTCCCGCTACGAAAAAAAAAGACTATTGACCTCTAATTTGCTATAGTCCCCCCCTATCACGCCCACAACGACAAGGACAATCGTGAAGATAGAACAGATGGACAGCATCCAAGATGAAGCAGAGCCAACCAAAAAGAAGGCTGGCAGACCCAAGGGTGTATTTGGCTTAAAGCGTCAGATACAGGAGTACGCAAGGAATCCTGAACTAGCCCTACCCAAAACCGATAATCAAAGAATTAAAGACCTGAAGGATATGCTTATCAGGTCAAGCGGTAAGGATGTTGTCGAGAAGATGATTTCCATTGCGTTGAATGACAATCACCCTGCTCAAATGGCGGCTATCAAGATGTGTGTAGACCGCACCTTGCCTGTCTCCATGTTTGAGAAGGATAAGAGCCAGAGGAGTGCAGTCACCATTAATATCACGGGCATAGGCGCACCAGTGGCAACGACAGTTGAAGAAGAACCCAAAGACATAGAAGACATAGAGGCTAAAGATGGCTGACCTTAACTTTGCGCTACTGCCTTGGCAGCAGGAGGTCTATGCCGACAAGACGAGGTTCAAGGTTGTCGTGGCTGGTCGGCGGTGCGGTAAGTCAAGGTTAGCGGTTACTACGTTGCTGATTGAGGGGTTGAGTTGCCCTGCAGGGTCTGCAGTTCTTTATGTCGCCCCAACCCAAGGACAGGCTAGACAGATTGTGTGGGATGTACTGCTCGATGTTGGTCGAGAGATTATTCAGAGCAGCCATGTAAACAACATGGAAGTTACCTTGATTAACGGCGCAAAGATATATGTGAGGGGGAGTGACAGACCTGATACCTTGCGGGGTATCAGTCTGACCTATGCGGTACTGGATGAGGTAGCTGACATTAAGCCTGAGACTTGGGAACAGGTAATTAGGGCAAGTTTGAGTGACAAAAAGGGTAAAGCCCTGTTCATATCGACACCAAAGGGACGAAATTGGTTATACGACCTGTATAACTTAGGGCAGTCGGAAGAAGACAAAGACTGGAAAAGTTGGCATTTCACAACCAAAGATAACCCTTTAATCGACCCTAGTGAAATCGAGAGTGCGAAGAAGACCCTAAGTTCGTTCGCCTTCAAGCAAGAGTATATGGCATCTTTCGACAATGCTGGCTCTGATGTGTTCAAAGAAGAATGGATTAAGTACGGAGAAGAACCTGAGTATGGTTCTTACTTTGTGGCTGTTGACTTGGCTGGATTTGAGGAAGTAGCTAGACAGGCGGCTAACTCTAAGAAAAGGCTAGACCAGACTGCTATTGCTGTTGTTAAGGTGACTGATGATGGCAAATGGTTTGTCAAAGAGATTGTTTTTGGGCGTTGGGACATTCGGGAGACTGCTGCTACGATTCTGCTGAAGATGCGGGAATACCGCCCTTTGAGTGTTGGAATTGAGCGAGGTGCGTTAAAAAACGCTGTTTTGCCTTATTTGAGTGACCTAATGAGGAAAAATAATGTATATTCCCATATAGTTGACTTAACGCATGGCAACAGGAAAAAGACTGACAGAATTATCTGGAGTCTCCAAGGAAGGTTTGAGCATGGGCGTATTGTGCTGAACTCTGAGGAAGATTGGGATGAATTCAAAGATCAACTCTTGATGTTCCCAGCCCAAGGTGTTCACGATGACTTACCTGATGCTCTCTCCTACATTGACCAACTGGCTGTAACCTCATACTTTGTTGATGACCAAGAAGATGAGTGGGAGCCTCTAGATATTATTTCGGGGATATAAATGGCACTGGCAAAAGCAATTAAATCAATGAAGACGAAACCAGCAACTGTAATCAAAAAGCCAGTTGTTGCTCCAAGAGTTGTTGCTCCTCCAAGAGTTACTGCTCCTCCAAGAGTTGTTGCTCCTCCTCGACCTGCTCCTCTCCCAAGAGTTAGCGTTCCTCCAAGAGTTAGCGTTCCTCCTCAAGTTGCTCCACCTCAATTCCCTGTGAACAATTTTAGAAATGAATTTGTTCTTCCTTTTCAACCTTCTCCAGCTGATTTCCCTGAAATATCTAATCCACCTCAAATACCCATGAAAGGTTTTGATGGTGGACTATCGTATGAAATGCTTCAAGACCTTGCAGGAAGATATGGTTTAGATGCTAACGCATTATTTGGTAATCGTCAGCCACAATACCCAAATCAACAAATGCCTAATAGTGGTTTTGCAAACCAGCTACCTATTACTAGATTTCCAGACACAAATCAACCATTTATGCCACCATCAAGTTCACCAGATGGAATGACTCAATATGGTGAAAATGGTATTGGTTATTCTGCATCAAGAGGTAGTTTTGGTCAGCCATCAAATGGGATGACTCAATATAGAGGAGATGTTGGTTATCCTGCATCAAGAGGTTACATGGGTCAACCATCAACATCATATAACCAAATGAACCCTATGCAACAACCTATGCAGGGTTATCAACAACAACCTATGCTTCCTCAATCAACTTATCAACTTCAACAGCCACAACAGCCGCCACAGCAATCAATGTATCCAGCATCTGGCGGTTTCGGAAATACATTGCCAAATCAAAATCAAAATAATGGCGGTTTATTTGGAGCAATTCAATCAATGAATAAAAATAATTTTTCTTATTGAAGACATAAAAAAATTGTGGGGATATAAATGGCAACAGAAGATAGCTTTGATATATTTGGTGCTAACCCAGTAGGGCGTGACATCATGTATGGGTTATCTACTGATCGTGATAGGTCGGGACTTGCTCCTGTAAGGTACTTAGAAGAAGGTCAAGACATATCCCAAGGTACAGTTAAGCGTAAGGGATACTTTGGTGAAATCCCAACCAATAACGATAGCATGATGACAGAGTTTTCATCTGCATTTGAAGTTGGTGGTAGGACTGTTCAGTATCCTTTGGTAGTTCCTACCTTAACGGCTGATGAATTAAACTTATTGCGCTTAACAGGTGAGGCTACTCCTGAGATAAATCAAAAAGCACAGCAGTTTGCTTTAGATAGATTATCCCGTGGACTAGACCCATTTGCTACAACACAAGAGTTACGTTACCCACTGCCACAGGGTTTGAACCCTGCGCCTAATACAAATCAAATGCAACCAGCACCAAGAAGTTTAATCTATGGGTTATTTTCTGATGTATTGGGCGCACCCACATACTCAGACCCCTTTGGAAATACAATCGGTTCATCAATAAGGTAACACTATGGCAACAGACAAAGAAGTCAAGTTAGAACAAAACGAGTTTTATCAGCCTACCGAGGCTGACAAAGAACTTACATCATTTGTTACTGACCATTGCACCAAATGGCGGGATTACAGAGATACCAACTTTCTTCCTGATTGGCTGGAATACGAGCGCATCTTCCGTGGTCAATGGGCTTCTGAAGATAAGACCCGTGAGTCTGAGCGTAGCCGAATCGTAACTCCTGCTACCCAACAAGCTGTAGAGACTCGCCATGCTGAGATCATGGAAGCTATCTTTGGTCAAGGCGACTTTTTTGACATTGAAGACAACATCCAAGATATAGGTGGAAACCCTATAGATGTTGAGATGATTAAGTCTCAAATGATGGAAGATTTCAAGAAAGACAAGATCAGGAAATCTATCGACCAGATCGAATTGATGGCTGAAATCTATGGAACAGGCATTGGCGAGATCATTGTCAAGACTGAAAAAGAATATATCCCCTCTACTCAACTTATCCCTAATCAACAGGGTCAAGCCGCTATTGGCGTGATTGAGAGAGACAGGATTGGCGTGAAGATAATGCCTATCAACCCCAAGAACTTTTTGTTTGACCCTAATGGAACATCTATTGATGACTGCATGGGCGTGGCTATTGAGAAATACGTCTCAATCCACAAGGTTGTAGCTGGTATTGAAAAAGGCATCTACCGCAAGGTAGACATCACGCCCACCTATGAAGATACTGACTTAGAGCCTACCCAAGAGGTTAGCCAGTACCAAGATGAGAAGGTTCTTTTGTTGACGTACTACGGATTAGTTCCCCGTGAATACCTCAACAACATGGAAGAAAACAAAGACATTGTTGAGTTGTTCCCTGAGAATTCAGCGGCAGAAGACTACAGCGATATGGTTGAAGCCATTGTCGTAATTGCTAATGATGGTTTGTTGCTCAAGGCTGAAGAAAACCCTTACATGATGAAAGATAGACCTGTAATGTCTTATCAAGACGATACAGTGCCTAATCGTTTATTGGGGCGAGGTACAGTGGAAAAAGCCTTCAATATGCAGAAAGCTATTGATGCTCAGACTCGGGCTCACTTGGATTCACTCGCTTTGACCACTGCCCCTATGGTTGCTATGGATGCCACACGCTTGC